GGTGCTCAAGAGCCCAGCGCAAGCATTCCGCCGCCACCGGGCACTCCCGGCAGATCAGTTTCGCCAGTTCGGCATCACCAGCCAGGACGTTGCGGGTACGCCGTCCATGCACCTCAGGCGGATAGAACACGTCCGCGTCGCAGCCGGCGCAATTGGCTTGATCAGCCCAATCCCCGATCACCAGGGTCGCCCACGACCGGCCGCCCGGAACCTGCCGGCGCCCCGTCATTTCCGCACCGCCTTGAACAACCCCGCCAAATCAGGGCCCTGATAGTCGCGGACCAGCGGGGCGTGCTCGTCGCACACCTGAATGTTTCTCACGGTTTGGGTGGCCTCCACCAGCACGGTGTTGTCCCGGTTGAGACAACACGCGCAATGAACAGGCGGCCGATACGTGGTTTCAGTCATTGCGGGCTCGATTCCAGCGGATCGGATGCGCATCGAACCGGTGCAACGGCTTTTTCGTCACCGTGTTCTGGCACTGCTGCCCGGCCACGGCGTGACAGAACGGGCACGGAACCGAGAACGGATCCACCGGTGCTGGTTCGTCATCGGGCTCGAAATCCCGCTCATCGGCAATCATGGGCCATCTCTTTCTGGTGAGCGCACTTGCGAACCGAATCCTCGAAGGTGATGTCGCCGAACTCATCACAGAGCGGGCAGACGTCTATCGCGGCTTGACGCGCCTGGGCGCTGGCTGCTCGACGCTCGCTGTCCCATGCCGCTTTGCGCTCTGGGTAGGTGCGGCGGGCCTGTCCACAGGCGAAGCAATTGCCGTCGATGCCGATGGGATGACTTGAGCAGAATTGGGAGGGCTCCTCCCCAACTTGAGTACTACTCAAAGTGAGATACCTACCTAGTACTGAAGCCGGGGGTTCCGGATGGGATCCGGATGGGATATCCCCTTCGGATGGGTTCCGGATGGGTTCCGAAAGTGGTTCGGATGGGTTCGGGATGGGATCAAGTTCATCGGCCAGTTCGGTGGCGTCCGCACGTCCCATTCGGCGCAGTTCTGAGGCCAACTCCCGGCGGATTTTCCGCGATTGGATCAGCCGAGCAGCCCTCAACGCCGACTTCCAAGCGTTCGGCGACTTGACACTGACCAACCGCATGTAGGACCGCACCAGCAACTCGTCAGTGTCCTCATCGATGAACACGAACCGCGCGGCCTCCAGGACGGCGAAGTCGGCGCGTAACTGGTCGACGGTGAGTTCGGTGCAACCCTTGGCGAGCAGCGGCAGGTTCAGAGTGAGCACGCCGGCGCAATCGAGATCCTTTTGTGCGAGTACCTGTTGGTACGTGCACTGCGGTAGGCGCGGCACGTTGCGGAAATCGCGGTCACGCCATAGGGACTCCCGTATGAGAGCCGCAGCGTTTGCCATCACCGATCCAGTTCGTCGGTGGCGACGATCTTCGCAGCGTGTTCCTGGGCCTCTTTGATTCGCCGCCAGCAGCATCCGCAGAAGTAGCGCCATTCGTCATTGGTCTTGGTGCCCATGGCGACCTTGATGAGTTCATGTAGGTCGTCCATCTCGAGACCGGAGGATAGAAACTGGTCGACGCTGCGTTCCCAGTTCCCGGGCAGATCAACGTGGATTTCTTCGCCACGCCAATTCTTGTATGACCAGGAGTTCCAGTGGTCGAAGAATTCCTCATGGACTGCATCAGTCACTTCACGGGCAGCAGCTCGACTGGCCGCGACAATCTCCATTGCCTCTGCCCAGCGAAGGGCATCAGCGGCCACGTCAGCGACGAGATGCGCCCCCGCGGGTATCGAGGACTTTCCGGCATTGCAATCCCTGCATGCGGCAACGAGGTTCGCAGGATCGTCACTACCGCCCAGTGTGGTTGGCACGACATGATCCACCGTCAGGAACACGTCAGGGGCGGAACCACCGCAGTATCGGCATGTGTGGTTGTCTCGGCGCAGGATTTCGAATCGGAGCCGTTTAGATACAGTCATGTGTCCTCACTGTCGTTTGGATGAGGTTGCCGCCGTCGTCAAGTAACACGGTCTGGCTGCACCGCCACCACACAGGTTCACTTGTGGGATGGGATGATTGGGTGAGGAGAAAGCCGTGGGCCAGCGCCCACGTCCGGGCTGATTCGATACGAAGGTGGCAGCGGGTGCAGCACAACAACCCGTTGGATGCCTCATTCGTGTCTGGTCGACGGGTTCCGCCGGCGCCCCGCGGGCGGCGATGGTGATATTGCTCCCCCAGCAGCGTGCAGCCCGTCGCCAGGATTTCGCACTGCCCCGATGATCTGGCGTCGATCAAAGCCAGTACCTCTTTGGAAAATCCGGTGCTGCGGCGTTTCATGCGGACCGCCCCGCGATCCACTCATCAGCATCCGACCGACGTAGGTCGAACAGCTCAGCCAGATCCGGCTCCTGCACCATGATGAGGCGGGCGTAGTAGGCCCGCCAATTGTTGTTCAGCTTGTAGTCGGGGTCGTTGGTGGCGAGGGCGATTTCCCAGCGGGTCCGCTCATACAGGGTGGCGATACCGAGTTTGTGGCGGCCGGTCATGGCGATCCACTGCCGGGCCAGCCGAACCAAGGTTTCGTAGACGCGGGGGTTCTCGGTGTGGAAGCGGTCGAACTGTTCCGTCATCGGGCTGTGGGTGTCGAACAGGGACGGCTGGTCGGTCATCTCACACCGTCCAACGCGATCTCAGCCCGCAAGGTGGACGCCGCGGTCCTACCGATGTCGATGCGGGCTTTGATCGACGCGATGCGGGCCCGGGCGTTGCGGACTTCCGCGTCATCCAAATCTGCGGCGACTTTCTCCACCCCAGTCGCTAGGCGGGCCCGGGCTTCCCGCTCCCCCACCGTGTCCCCCTCAACGGTGAGGATGGCTTTGTCTTTGGCCCGCGAATAGGCTTCCCGTGCTTCGACGGCGCGTTTCTCCACGTCGTCGAGTTCGCGGGTCAACTGCTCGAGATCCCGCCCGAGTTGCAGCAGGTGGGATACGACGGCGTTGGGGCTTAGTACTTCACCCATCTGCGGCCGCCGCATCATCGACAGCGCACTCATCGGTCAGCATCTGCCGGAACGCCCGCAGAGTTTCCACATCTGCGTCGGCCACCGCGAGCCCGTAGTCATCGGCAAAGCGTGCGCCGATCTTCCGCACATCCAGCTTGTGCTTGTTGCAGAACTCCAGCAGCAGGTCGCGTTCGGTGTCGGCGTAGCTCCGTTTACGTTGCGGTGGCGGGGCACTCGCCCGCTCATAGGTCGAAGCGTCGGGATCCGGGTCACCTGTCGGCACCATCAGGGATTGCAGCAGGAACGTCCGCAAGGCCACCGATTGGGCCTTCGTCACCGCCTTGTCGCCGGCGTCGGCGGACTCGCCGAATGACACCCCGACGAAGTAGTCACCCCCTGGCCCGTACACGGTGTATTGCATGGTGACCATCGCGTTGCGCATCGGGGTGCCCTTCGCAGTCTGGTAAGTCTCAGGCTGCAAATCGGTGCCGGTGGGCACCACGATCACGCCGTGTCGGCGCAGGGCTGGCCCGACAACGTCCATGACTTGGTCGATGCCGCGGAAGCGGAACCCTTGGGCTTTGTTGAACTCGCCCTTCTCGATGGACTGGACATCTTGCATCACGGCTGACCAGGCTTCGAACACCGTTGGTGTGTCAGTCATTCGGTCTCCCCGTAATCCAAAACCCCGGTTAGTTCTTCGGTGAAGTCGTCACACTCACACTGGCTGCACTGCCATGGTCCGAACAGTCCACCGGCGTGCATGCCGATGAAATGCCCGCAGTGGCAAACCAACTCGTCACGTTGCGGCGTCCACTGCCGGCTCATGTGCCGAGCGGCTTTCGGGACTCATCGTCGATGAACGCCCGCACCGATGTGTCCGACCACCTGAATGTGGCGTTCGGGTACGCCTTTTCGTGCTTCCCCGAATGCCCGGCCGGCAGATCACACCGGCCGCCCGTGCTCATGTGGCTGTCGCATTGTTCAGGCATTGAGTTCCCTTGCTAGTAGTGCTTGGGAGTCGGCGAGCCGTTCGAGTTGGCGGGTCATTTCGTCGTTGAAGGCGGCGCGTTGTTGGTGTATGCGGATGATGCGCTGGTCTTGTTCGGCGATGATGGCGCGGAGCCGGTTCACTTCCGCGATGTGCGTTCGGCAGTCAGGACATGTCATGCGCGGCCTCCACTTCTTCATTCATCGGCGATCCAATCGGTGACGTAGCGGCGGTATTTGGGTGACTTGCCCCACGACCTCCTGAGTTGCACCGGGTCTGTGGTAGACCACAGTTCCTCCCGCAGGTCCAGTGCTTCGATCACCGCGTCAGCCAGGTGTTCCCTGTATGTGGCGCTGCCCTGGTGTCCGCATCCGCACTCATTGCGTTCGGCGTCGTAGTTTGTGATTTGGTCTTCGATATGCCCACTAAGTACCGCTGCGATGCGGTCACGCAGGTTGTCAGGGCCGGTAGTTGAGGTCATCGGTCCACTCCGATCCGGTATGCCGCCACACGATTCCGGTGGGGTCGATGAATGTGCCGTCTAGTTGCAGACCTGGTGGTTGCAGCCCCAGTGCTTCGATCACCGCGTCAACACGCGCATAGTCCACCGCCTCTGGAGAGGTAAATGAGTGGCCGTATCTGTACGGAGACAACGCCTTAGTGATGCGGGTACGCAGGTCGTCAGACATCACCAGCAATCTCCTTCATGTCCAGCGTCAAGCCGACACCACGAATAACAGTCGCCTGAGAGTTCAGGTATCTCGCGGATCAACACGTCGGCGACCGCTCCGAGATTCAGCACACCCATCTCGGCGAACGCATCGCTGAGTATTTCGATGATGCGGTCACGTAGGTTGTCGGTCATTCGATAGCCAGCCAATCTTTAACGTCCGCGACGATCTGGTCGCGGCAATTCCTGATCTGTTCGCGTTGAATCGAGTCGATGTGACTGGGCCAGTAGTCCTTGAGTGAGTCGTAACGCGCCCCGTACAGGGGCAGGAATCCACGAAGCAGCAGCCAGTGCCGTGGTCGCGGATGTGGCAGTCACAGGTGCAGTTGGTCAGCACCAGATAGCGGGTGGTCATCGGTGTTTGGGTCGGCGGGGCAGCTGGTGCTGGCGGGTGCCGAACAGCCTGTCCGCGGCGGCTTTGATTTCCGCGGTGCTGGTCATGCGGATGCCGTCCTGCTGTTCCACCCGGTCCCGCGCCTTCATGCAGTTCGGGCATTCACTCAGCAGTTCGACCCCGTGAAAGGGTTTGGCGCAGCGGTCGCATTCGAGGCTGATTCATGCGCCGACCAGCCGGCAGAAGGCGTCGAACTCCTCAACTTCGGCGGCGTGCAACCCGTCCAGATCGGTGATCGCCGAATCGAACTCGGCTCGGCACTGCTCGTTGAACTCGTCCGGATCGAACTTGGCGTGCTTCATTTCTTCCCCTTCTTCGGTGTTTTCTTCTTCGGTGCCGGGTATTGTTCGGCGAGGTACAGGCAGTGCGGGAACTGGCGGCCGTGGATACGGACGTAGGTGTCCCACTCGGCCTCTGTCACAGGGTCAGTCACGGTGGTCTTCCTGGTAGAGAATGAACAGGGCGAGGGCGACCAGTCCGGCGCAGCAGCCCACCAAAATCCACGCAGCCATCAGCTGTCTCGTTTCGTTTAGGTGCGGCGTGAACCGGCGGGATGCCGGGAGCGGGCTTGGCGACGTAAATGGAGTTCGTCGAACGCCAGCAGGGTCGATTGGGTGAGGGTTCCGCAATCCACGGCCCACGCATCCAACGACTCGGCGAGCTGGTCGGCGGTCGGGTCGTCATGCAGACGGCGAGCCCACGCATCGGTGACCTCAGCCAGCCAGAGAGAAAACCGGCGGATCATGCGAGAGCCTCATCAAACAGGTTGGGCATCTCCATCTGAGACTCCAACGCCGTCAGATTGTCCACTGCGGTACGCCAATACGACGGTTTCAACTCGATACCGACGGCCCGCCGGCCGAGCTTCACCGACTGGTACAGCTCGGATCCGATCCCGGCGAACGGGGTGAGCACCAGTTCGCCAGGGTTTGACCACAGTCGAACACAACGGGCGATGAATCCGAGTTGCAGCGGGCAGATGTGCCGTTCGTCGTCGTGGTCGCGGGCTACGCGCACATTCAGGGTGTCTGTTTCCCGGATTCCGTACCAGACGGGGCACAGGTGGCCGTCGTCGGTGAGCCAGCCGCCGTCGTGGTGGTCTTCCCAGATCGGGGCGGCCCAGTCGATCCATTCGTCGTTGGTGACATCGTTCTTGATCGGTATGGCGTTGTCGCCGGGCTTCTTGAACAGCAGCAGGTAGTCGGCCAGCGCCGGTCGGGATGTTGCACTGTCCCGGTTCTTGGTTTGGAACGCTAACGCGTGTGATCGGGTGCGAATGGATTGTGCTTGTGGGTCTTTCCACACGGTCACTTCACCGTTGAACTGCCACCCGCCGTCCTGAAACGCCCGGATCACTTCCCCGCGGAAGTCGGTGAGTCCCATGTATCCGTGGGTTGTTTTGGTGGTAGTCAATTGTTGGACGTGGATGCACGCCAGCCGGCCGGGCTTGGTGACCCGCAACTGCTCGTGGATGATGAAGCTGTAGTGCTCGAGGAACTCGACCCGGGTGGCGGCATTGCCGAGATCACGGATTGACGGGCTGTAGGTGAATAATGATGCGAAAGGTGGGGAACAAATCGACAAATCGACGCTCTCGGTATCAATCTCGGATAATCGTTCGCACGAATCCCCCAGCAGAAGTGTCCAGTTTTTGCCGTGGGCGTCGTTGGTGATGTAGTCCTCACTCATGCTGCTCCCCTTACTCGGCGCATTTCGGACACCAGTTCGGACGTGATCTGGCTGGCCTGCTGTTCTTTGCGGGCGACGTTCGCCGCGATCTGTGATTCGAGGTCGGACACGATGACGTGGGCGCGGACGATGTCGGTTTGTCCGTATCGGTAGCAGCGCCGAATGGCTTGGTAGTACTGCTCGTAGGAGTCGCCGAGCCCGACGAACGCCATGCGGGAGCAGTGCTGGTAGTTCAAGCCTTGGGAGGCGATGGACGGTTTCGTGATGAGCACGTCGAACTCGCCGTCGGCGAAAGCGAGAAGGAGGCGGGCTTTTTCGTCGGGGTCGAGTGATCCGTAGACGTTGACCGAGCCGGGGATGGCGGCGGCGAGTGCGTCGGCTTCGCTGTTCAGTCCGCACCACAGCAGCCACGGCCCGGGATCGTTGGTGACGAGTTTGGCGGCCCGATCAACCCTGGCGCCCAAGGTTCTACGGCGGACTTCGGAACGCCCAGTGACACCGCCGATGTCGGTGGCGAACAGTTGCCCATCCACGTCGATGTCGGCTTCGACGATCTCGGGCACCACTTCTAGCCCGGGCAGGATGTAGCCGGTGTCGTCGCCGCCGACATCGGACGGTTTGGTGAGGGCGACAGCCCATTGCGCCATCCACTGCATCATGGGTCCGCGGGCGTGGCCTTTGAGCCGCCATCCGTCTTGGTCGTGGACGAAATAGGCGGCGAGCATGTGGGTTCGGGACATCCGTCCAAGCCATTCGGCTTGGTTGGTGAGTTCTTCGGGATCGTTCGGCGCCGGCGTGGCCGAGCAGGCGAGCCGGTGCGGAATGTCAGATGCCCAGTCGATGAGCATGGTGCGCGTTTTGCCGTCGGACTGTTTCAAGATGGATGATTCGTCGAGCACTACCGCGTTGAAGAAACGCGGCAGCATATGCGGCACGCACTCGTAGTTGGTGATGTAGATACCCGGGCCGTCGACGGCGTCGTGGTGGCGGATGTATCGGGCGGTGATGCCGAGTTTCCGGGCTTCGCGGACGGTTTGTTGGCACACCGCCAGCGGAGCGACAATTAGCGATGTTGGTGCTGATAGGCGTGCCCATTCGAGTTGCATGACGGTTTTGCCCATGCCGGTGTCGGCCCAGATCGCGGCGCGGGATGTTCGCACAGCCCAGCGGACTAGTTCGTTCTGCCAGGGATGCAGCATGGGATGAATGTCGTCAGCGGAAACATCACGGCCCGCTGTCTCGATACGCGACTTTTTGTTTTCGAGGAAAGCCGCATAGCCGGTGGTCATGCGCTGGCCTGGTGGCGTTCCCGCCAGGCCGCCGCGAAGCGGGCGGCGTCGTCGGGGTTGATGACGTAGACGCCGAGTTCACCGCCGAGTTTGTGGGCGGGGATGGCGCCGCGTTTGATGGCGGCGAGGATGGTGCGTTTGGGTATGCCGTGTTGTGCGGCAGCATCAGCGGCGCTGATCGGTGCTTGATTGGGCATATGCACAATGTAGACACACGATGCGCGGATACGCAACACGGTGATTTCTCGGCGTGTCTTGTCCAGTTGCGCAATCGCGCATACTATGCGGGTTATGACAACCCTGTACGAGGGTGGACACGCCCCGCAGATCACCCAGCGCCACAGGCTGCGCATCGCGCGCGAAGAAGCCGGCTACGACCAGAACACGTTGGCCCAAGCCATCGGCGTCAGCCGCAACACAATCAACAATGCCGAAACCGGCCGAGTCGAGCCGCGCAGGATCGTTCTCAATGCGTGGGCGATGGCGTGCGGGGTGCCGGTCAGTTGGATCATCACCGGATTCGAGCCAGGGCAACCATCCCCACCCGACGGCGGTAACGGTTTGCTGCTCCCCCACCTGGACTCGAACCAGGAACCTGCCGATTACCAGGTCACAACGCTGCGACCACTCCTGACACCATTCAGCCCCTTGGAGAGGGCAGCGTGAACCATGCCTTGTCGGGGATTGCTGCTACAACATCGGTTCATGTACGGGGAATGCTATTCGTTGCCCCCATCGTGGGGTGAAGCGATCCAAGGCTGGGTGGAATGGTTGGTGGCGGCCGGTGCCAGCCCGGGAACCATTCGGCACCGCCGCGGCGTCGTCCGATCAGTCGCACGGCAGCTCGGCGCGCTGCGCCCCGACGATGTGACCACCGACCACCTGGTGTTGTTGTGCGCCCAGCACGACTGGTCCAACGACCACCGCCGCGGGCTTCGCGCCGCCCTGATCGTGTTCTACGACTGGTGCCAGACCGCAGGCGCATCTACCGGCAACCCGGCCCGCGGGCTGCCCCGGGTGCCCGAGTCCAAGCCCCGGCCCCGTCCGGCCACCGACCGCATCTGGCGTGACCTGCTCAGCACGGCGACGCCACGGGAACAGATGATGGCCCGACTCGCCGGCGAGGCCGGGTTACGGCGGGCCGAGGTCGCCCGGGTGCACCGCGACGACCTCATCGAAGACCTGCTCGGCTGGTCGCTGATCGTCAAGGGCAAAGGCAACAAGCAGCGCCTCGTCCCCGTCACCGACACTCTCGCCGACGCCCTGCTCAACTACCGTGTTGAGGGCTACAACCCGTACGGATACCTGTTCCCCGGCCAGATCGACGGGCACATCTCCCCCGACTACGTTGGGGTGCTGATCTCCCGGCTGATGCCGCCCGGCTGGTCGATGCACAAGCTGCGCCACCGGTATGCCTCCCGCGGGTACGCGGGGACCAAGGACATTCGGGCGGTGCAGGAGGCACTCGGCCATGCGAGCGTCGCGACGACCCAACGCTATACCGCGGTGACCAGCCGCGAGGTGCGGGCCGTCAGTGAAGCGGCGGCGTGACCCTATGAATCGGCATAGGCTGCGCGCCATGAGGAGGATGCTGGCGGTCACGGTCGCAGCCGTGGCCATGATGCTCTGCGTCGCGCCCGCCAGCGCCGCCCCCGAACCGCTCCCGCCGTACTGTGAGCGAGTTCCCATCTTCGGGCTCAACCCGTACATCCGGATCATCTGCGACCAGCCCATCCAAGAGGATGGGTCGTGGATGCGGGCGCGCCTATCGCACTACCTACAGCGCACTCGGAGCAGCTGCGGCGGCGTCTATTACCCGGGCGGGCAGTGCCCGCCCTGGATGCAGAACGACGTAATCCCCGAGCAGTACAACGAGGACGAATACCGGGTCACCTGGGACACCATTCCGCCGGGCGAACCCGGGCATCTAGGCGACTGACCCCAATACCTGTAAACGCAAAAAAGCCCCGGGTGGTCCTGGTGCGAGCCGGGGGAGGGGGCTCGAGCATGAGGACCGCCCGGGGCGGCGCAAAAGGAATTTAGATGGCGAGTTTGGCGGCGTTCACCGCCTTCTGCAGCTTGTGTTTCTCACTGACCGGCATAGGGACCTGCTCCAACAGTTCGTCATCCACCGACGTCAACATGATCAACGCTTGCGCCATGCGGTCGACGCGCAGTTCGAGTCGGTTGATGGCGGCGGCTTGCCGGTCGGCGAGTTCACCGGCCGCGTTGGAGATCAGGTCGGCGGCGTGCGCCCGGGACTCCGCTTTGCCGCTGTGGGCGGTGATCGCCGCCGCCCCCACACTGCCGACCGCGGCCCCCACACCGGCGTACGCCAACGCGCCGGCCGCCTCACTCCACCAGGTCACCGGAGCTCCCGGGAGAGGGTTTCGATCTGGCGGAGCCGTTTGACGTCCCGCCCGACGAGGTGGCCGCAGAAGATGCTGATGGCCACCAACGTCCAAATGCTGTAAATGTGGAAGTCGCCGGAGCCGAGTTTCACCACCAGGTAGGTGGTGATGGCGGCGGCGAACCCCACATCAGCACCCAGCCGCAGCCACAAACCCCGTAGCCGCCACCGGCCGGTCGTGTGAACGATCAGGACCAGCGCGGCCAGCGCCATCGGTGGGGTGAGCAGTGACAGCCCGATCCACGCCACATACACCCCGCCGACCGTGGTGTCACGTTGAACGGCGGTGACATCCCCGACCGCGACGTGCAAAATCGCCCCGATCCACATGCAGCTGTACAGCATGGGTTGGAAGGCGATCCGCTGCCAGTCCTCGATCCCTTTAGGGGGGACGAACCAGCGTTGCAGCCACCGGACAGGTGGGATGCACTGCCCCACCGGTCTAGGACTTGGGCCAGGGTGTGTTACCGGGAGCGGCTACCGATGGTGTGGCGGGGGCGTTGGGGACGAAGAACACGGCGATACTTGTGAGGACCCCAACCACACCGGTGACGATCCACGACCACTGCCCCGGCAGGAACGGCGACACGAACTGCAAAATCTGAATGAGGGTGGCAATAGCCGCCCCACCGACCGCAGTCCAGGCTTTCGCCGCCTGCGCGGGCGGAACATAAACAGCCATGAAATTTTAGCCTTCCACTATCGCGGTCACCTGTTGTGACACGTCGTGAAGCTTGTTAGTCAATGCCACGATTTCGCCCAGCAGACCACCTTCGGCGGTGACCGGCGGAATGACAGGCGCCGCCGGGGGTAGGGCAGGCTGCGGCGGAATCGCGGCAGGAATCGGGGTAGGGATCACCGCCGGCGGGGCCGGGATCACACCCGGGGTTTGCCCCGACGCTGGCGCCGTGCTGGCGGTGGCTTGTCCGGTGATGTCGTTGAGGATGGCGGCCGCCAACTGCCGGTCGTGGGCACGATCCGGGTACCGGTTGGGGTCCAGGTTGGCGACCTCGTTGAGCAGGGCCAGCGCATCCGGATCACCCAGGCGGGCCAACGACTGCACCAAAAGGGTGTGCACCGAGCCGTCGACATTCAACTCGAAGCCGGTAGCCGTTTCGGTGGGACCTTCCCCCACATGCCGCAACGGGCTGCGGGACACGCGGCGATACCCGGACTGCTGGCGCAGCAGGTCCAGCATTTCGCGTTGTTCGGCATCCGATAGTGCGCTCATGAAATCGTCCTCCTGCGTGACGTTCGATAGCCGGTCATAGAGTGCGACGGCGTCGCCGAATCGCTGGTCATAGCGGTCGGGGAACGCGGAGCGTTGCACGGCTTGCGCCCAATACCCGGGGGTCTCGTCGGGGTCGTTGTAGTCGAGGCGCTCGAGGTGGTCGTAGAACAGGCCGGCTGACTGGGTGGGGTCCATCAGCACGTTGGCGGGCCCCCACATGGGGCACCGCTGTTGGAACAACCCCACCGAGTCGTGGTCGGAGCCGACCGCGTCATGCGGCAGGTTCAACGATTCGGGCACAGACGAATTGGCGTACATCCGCATGTTGGATTCGACCAGGGCTGTCGCCAACGCGATCTGGATACCGCGCGGTGTGACGCCGCGGCGCTGCCCTTCACGAATGATCGCCTGCGCGTACTGATCCGACTTCGATACCGGGGCAGCACCCCGCCGGAATGTCGAATACCCGTCAGCCCTGATTTTGCGGGCAATGAAATCGGCGGTGTGCGGGTTTTGGTAGGTGTCGTAGCCGACCTGAAAATGCATAGCGTCGTAGGGATTTCCACCCCAGTCCTGCCCCCAGTGGATCGTGTCCTCGTAGAAGTCGAGCAGTTCTCGCACCGTGGCGATCTTCGCTTGATCAAATCCAGCATACGACACCCTGAAAGGGTGCGAGTTCCAGTTGAAGTCACAGGCGGTCGCGTTCAAATGATTGGACGTAGCGACCGAGTTGGTGGGAGTCCAGCAGGCAGAGTCCGCATCCCGCAGCGGTTCGACGTAGGCGTTGAAGTCCGCGGCGAACGCCCGGAGCAGCGCCAATGGCTGCCCCTTCTGGATTTGCAACGACACCCCCGTGCCGGGGACTGTGATCCACTCGCACGCGTCAGCACCAACCTGAGCCGGCTGCCACCCGTTCTCCGATGCGCTCACCAGTCAACGAGCCGTTCGATCGGTGCGCGGGTCACAGCGATAGCAACAAGACTTAGCCCTAACGCCCACCCGCACACAACGGTGCCCGCGACACCAAACCAGATGCGGACCATCACAACTCACGAAGGACACGGCCGACCGGTTTGTGCGTCAACACGACCAAACCTCCAATGTCGCAGCAGTAGCAGTACGACCCTTTACAGCGGCACATCTGTTCGATTTCGGCGAGTTCGGTGTGGACGGCGCGGCGTACCTCGTCAAGTTCGTGTGGCGACATGATCTGACCCCTTCAGTCAGAGTGGGCGCGGCGTCCGACTGGGCGTCGTGTATGGGAGTTGTGTCTCATGGCAGTTCCGTTAAGCCGTGCGGCACGGTGCAGGAGTAGCCGGTGCCGGGGAGGGCGGCGAGGGCTTGGTCGATCATGGCGGTGATCGCCGCGGCCCGGGTTGCGGCGGTGACATCGGGGACACCATCCGCAGTGGCGGTCCAGGTGCCGTCGACACGGTTGCAGTCCACCACCACGGTGCCGGCGTCGGCATCGAACAGCATCATGCGGTCATGGCCGAACGCCACGATCTGGTGGTTCGTTTGAGCGTCCATCAGGCGGTGCAACTCGGTGTCACCGAAATCGAAGCCCCCGATCCCGAAACGACCACAGAGCCCCCGCCGAACGCCGCCGAGCCCACGAACGTGCCTGACGTGCTGGCACTGAATATCCCCGCCTCTGTGTAGGTTCCGGCCGCACACGCAATGTTCACCACCGATCCGTTGTTCACCCCGGTAGAGCCGGGGGTCCAGGTGGTTTGAACCCTGCCGTACCCGCCGCCGGTGGCCTCATTAGTTCCTGTGGTGCCGCCCCCGGCACCGGTGTGCAGGCTGATGTAGGACCCTAACGCGGCGATGGCGTTCGACGCGGCCTGGTGGGTGGGGTCGGGAATGCCCATATTTTCCTTCTTTCTAGGGGAATGCGAGGACGGTGATGCGCCGGTTGGCGAATGTTTGGCTGTTACCGTCGCTGCGGTATTTCATTTTGAATGTCGTTGAGCCGGCGGTTAACCCTGTTTCCAGAAAGCTTGCGGACAGGCCGCCCGGAACCTGCTGGTATTGCAGCGTGAAGATCAGGGCTTTCGTGTCTGTCGCGGCGACGGTGTTGGCGCCGGAGATGGCGTAGGACACGTAGGCGTAGCCGCCGGTAACCGCAATGTTGGCGTAGATGATCACCAAAACTTTGCCGGACGCGCCGACGGTGACGGTGACGGTGTCGGTGGTGGTGGTCAGGTCGGTGTAGGTGGTGGAGGTGGTGGTTTGGGCGGTGGCCACCACTGCGTTGGTGGGGGCGGCGAGGGTGAGTGTGGCGGCTTTGATGGCGTTACTCATGGCGCCGAGGTTGTTGAAGAACGCGGCATCAACGGTGCTGACACCGTCGACCACGGTGGTGGGCAAATCGGTGGGGAGTGTGAAAGCCATTGTGCCTCTTTCAGAACCAGGGGATGACGGCGATGCGCCGGTTGGTGAAGGTGGCGTCCCAGTCGGTGCGGCTTGTGCGGTATTTCATTTTGAATACCGTGGAGCCGGCGCTCAGACCGGTCTCTAGAAAGGTTCCGCCGAACTGGCCGAAAGGATTGCCGTACTGCTGCGCGAATACGAGTGCTTTGGTGTCGGAGGCGGCGATGGTGTTAGCACCCGAACCCGCATACCCCACATACAGGGTGCCTGCGTTGCACGACATGCTGGAGCACAGCATCACCAGCGCCATCCCACTCGCCCCGATGGTCACGGTCACCGAATCGGTGGTGGTCGTCAGGTCGGCGTAGGTGCCTGATCTTGTGACTTCGCTGGTCGCCACGACAGCGCCGGCGGTGTTGTTGACTGTGCCGAGCAGTGCCGCCTTCTCGGCGTTGAACGCCGCCCCGACAGCGTTCAGATAGGCGGCGTCTTCGATCATGCCGACATTGTCGGCCCAATCGACGGCCAGATCAGAGGGCAAACTGAAAGCCATGTGAGACTCCTACAGGGTCCAGGGGATGGGGTGGGGGATCTGTTTGATGTAGGCGGTGAAGCCAATGGCCGGGGTGACGGTCAGTCCGACTGTGCGGGTGTAGTGTTCGGCGCCGGTCATGCCGATCGTGGGAGTAACCGCCACCGTGAACGCGGCAGTCGATTTCCCTGCCGCCGTCATGCCGATGGCGGGGGTCAAGTCCAGGGATGTGGTGCCCTGCAAGTTGACCCCGGCGAACCCCACCTCCGACGTCATAGCCACCGTGAACGCACCCGTCGAGATACCCGCGGCGGCCATGCCGATCGTCGGGGTGACCGCGAGGGCGATGCCGCCCACCGAGATGGGTGCCGCCCCGGCACCCACCGTGGGGTCGACCGCCACCGTGAAGGCGGCGAACTGTTCAGCCCACCAACCCACCGTCACAGCGTGAAAATCCCGGCGATCGGGTCGGGGAAGACGTTGAACGGGGCGCCGTTGGGTTCATTCGGCAACCCTTGCGCATCATCGATGTAGGCGATGAGGGGACTTGTTGCGGCGGTGCCGGTGTCGGCGAAGATGACGAGCGCCTCCACACTGTCCCCGACGACAGCGGTGAACGTGAACGCGGCCGCTCCCGCAACCCCACCGGTGGTGGTTTTACCGGTGAAACTCGCGGAGGTGGCGACCCGCGCCGGCGCCGGAATGTCGGACAGAAACTCATGCGCAGCAAGGTTCACGGTGTAATCCGCGGCATCCACCAGGACAGCCTTAATGTCGGCGGACTGCCACGCCAGCTCTGCGCGGAGAAACTTTTCCCGCGCCTTCACGTACAGGTTATTGCTCACAAGTCAATTTCCTCACACCGTGTACGGGATTTTGTGGGGCAGTTCGGTGGTGCCGTCCGCATCACCGGGCGGCGCCCACCGGAAAATTCGCGTGTTGCCGAACGATTCACCGGACGGGATAGCGGTGGGGCGGATGACCTTGTCCGGGTTGTGGTCAAGACTTTCCGGCCACAACTCGTAGGCAATCTTCAACATGAGGCTGAACGGTGTCAGGCCGAAATAGTTGTGCATCACGGCGATGACGGCGCCGTTGGCGACGTTGTACCACAGGGCTGAGCTGTAGCCTGCCGACGCCCCGTTCCAGCCCCGCCAGTCCCCGATGCACATCAGGCCCAACCCGGCGCCGATCCACCCCGGCCCATCCCACACGTATGCCTTCTGGTAGGCGGCGTAGGTGCTGGGAAAGGTTTCCGCCCGCAACTGGATCATTTCGGGGCTGAGAAGTTCACCGTCGCGCAGCTTTTCCCCGAACTTGCGGAGGTCGCTGATGGTGCCGTCGAGGCATCCTGCGGTCCCCGGCCACGACGGGTCGTAGGCGGTGAACTCGTAGGTCGGGGTGGCGGGCCAGCCACCCGACAGGCTGGGCACCAGTGACCAGTAATAACTTCCCAGCAGCCACGCTAGGGGCAGGCTGTTGACGATGCCGGCGATGGTCGCGTAAGCCGCGTTGTCGTTCCAGCCCCGCGAATAGGGCGGCGTCATGTATGCGCTTGTGCGCCATTCACTTTCGGTCAAATCGAGTGCGTCGTAGCAGTCTTGCCGCACGATGTCGGCCACGCTGCGGCCGGTGCCGTGGTCAATGTCGACCTGGCGCAGAATCTCCCCCAACAGCAACCAGTTGGTGTTGCAGTAGGCGTACCGGCTGTCGGGGGGGAATGATGACGCTGCCCCACGCACATACAGCATGAAGTCGGGGGCGACAGCGGTGGGAGTCAGATAGGATTGTTGCCCGTAGGCCGACGCCGCATCAACGACTTCCACGATGCCGGTGCGGTTCTCCAGCAGCATTCTGATGGTGATGATGTTCCCGTTGGTGACGCCGGTGGTGGTGGCGAACATGTCGAGGGTGTCGTCGAAAGACAGGTTGCCGAGGTCGATTTGGCGGCAGATCAGCACGGCGACGTTCATTTTGGTGGTGCTGCCATAGTGCATTTTGTCGTCGACAGTCAGAGCACGTCCCGCCGCGCCAGTGCTGGTGTAGTCGTTGCCGTACGCCTTGGTGTAGGACCCGCGTGGTCCGCTGATGGACACCAGGACACCTTTGGCGCTGCCCATCGTTTCGGCGGCCAGGGCGTCGACGATCACCCTGTCGGCCTCCACCATTTCATCGTCTGGTTCGAGGCTGAGGGTGGCGGCGTCCAGCGGGTCGGACAGGTCCGAAATGTTGCCCGCGTTGTCGACCGCTTCCGCGGTGATCTCATAGCTGGTGCCTGACGGCAGGCTGGTGAACGTGTAGGTCGGGTTGGTTTGCGGTAACGAATTGACTTTGACGCCGTCGAGGTAAAAGTTGTAGCCCCGTATGGCCATCAGGGGTCCACCGATCCGGTTGCGGTGACGGTGATGCTGGAGTAGGTGGCGGCGTCGAGTTCGACGGTCGGCGCGGTGGGGGGTGTGGTGTCGGGGATGTCCCCGCCACCCACGATTGCGCCTTGCCGGAATTTCACCCAGCCGCCACCCGGGGCGCCCGCACCGCCGTTCTGCAAGGTGACGGCGCTACCGCCCGCACCCGCACCGCCCGGGGATGCCCCGGGCGCGCCCGCCGTGTATTGGTTTCCGCCACCCACATACGGGTCGCTGTTGAACGTGTACGTGCCGGGGCCTTCCCCGTACTGGCGGCCGTTCAACACGATCAGCATCTGCCCACCGGCACCGCCCGCGGCGGTGACGGTGTGTCCGGTGATCGACAGGGTCGAATCCTCGCCGTCCCCACCGACGCCGTCGAACACGCCCGCACCGCCGGCGCCGCCCTCGCCGCACACGAAATCCACCGAGGTGACTGAGTCGTCGAAGTCGACGCCGCGTTCCCAGGTGACGGCGGCGAACTGGCCGGCGAAGCCACCCTCCCCGTACCGTGCCAAAGCACCTTTCCGCCCGCCCCCCGCACCACCCACCGTGATCCCGTCGATGAACCCCGCCCACGACGGGATAGGAACACTGCCGCTCTCGGTGAGGTAGACGGTGACGGGGTCGTGGCTGCCGTGGCTGTTGCCGGTGTCGATCCCCACTTCGATCCACGGCACATCCCCGGAGCGCACCACCGAGGCTTTCGCAATCGTGCTGGGTGGCGCAGTGGGATCAGTGTTGTTGCGCGTTGCTGCCAACCCCACGATCTGGGCGTAGGGATGGTCGGGGATGGTGTCGGTCGTACTGATACCGCGAACGTGGTGGGTGGCGCCGACAGGCACCAGTTCGAAGCCGTACTGCTCACCGGCCACGACAGCAAGTGGGTCGGCCAAGTTGTAAAAATTCCACTGCTGGGTAGCGCCGGGTTCAATGTCGGCCACAATGTCCGGCGAATGATGCACCAGCGACCAGTCCCCCGTGTCGGGGTCGATCAGCCATACGTTGACATAGAACGCCGTCAAACCTGCTGTGCCATAACCCAACCAGCTGATGACACCGAGTGGGGAGGATTCACCGATACGGTAGGTAGCGATCAGTGACGCCGCTGCGGTGGCCGACAAGCTGGTGTTGATGTCATTGATGGGGAAGTTGGATTTCGCGTTCGGCAGCAGACCCGACGCGACGGGCGTGTTATTGCGTATCCCCAGCACATCCCAGGCGTAACCACCCAGAGAGGCCAGTGAAGACACCAGGGCCGAAATGTTGAAGGCGTCCGCGAAACTTGCCCCGCTGCCCGGTGTTCCGGTCAGGCCGCCGATCAGATTATCCAACAGGCCGAGAATGGATTCGCCGACGTTAGCCGGCCCCCCCACCCCGGTGATGTTGCCGAACGGGATCGCTGCCAAGGCTGCGATCAAATCCTCAAGGCTGTGCGTGAGTGTGGTGTCCCCGGTCAGCGCATTGTGAATGACGTCGAGCAACGCTTGGATGCGGCCGATCAGCCCTTGAACGATTTCGGGTAAACCGGCAACCCAGTCGGCGGGGATGGTGCCCGACTGGTAGGCGGTGGCGTCGTCGAACCAGATGGTGCCGCTGTCCGCTTCATCAGTCACCACTAGGCGCGGCCGGATTTTCGTCACCCCCGCCGCCGCGGTGTAGGTGCCGGCCAGCTCCGACCAGCCACCCGCAGACGTTGGCGGCGCCAACGATGCGATCGTGACGACACCGATCTGCACATCGGCGCCGCCGACCGTGCCGTACTCGACAAGATCAAGCCGAACTGTTGATCCGGAACCAGCGTAGGAGTCCCATTTACAGAACACCGACACCGCCAACGGCCGGCCTGCCGCGACCGCAGTCGACACACCCCGCAACGCTTTCATGGTGCTGTCGGCGACGACTTTCACCGAACCCGTCAACATTCCACCCGGGATCGGAACGTTCTCCACCGTCCGCGACACCGTCGAATCCAAAACCCAAATGCCCTGCCCCGACACCGAATCGGCGGGGAACGTCCCCAGCGGCCACAAGTTCGGCTGCTCAGTGGTCAACGATCCGATCGGGATACCGCCGGTGAGGAGATCAACCAAACTCCGGATCGGACCGAAAATTTCCTGCACCGCCAGCAGCACTTCATCATCGCCGTCGTAGGTGCCGAGGATCGCCTCCAGAAGCCCGACGAGCTGGCCGACCACCGGAAGGTCTTCGATGAAATCCAGCAGCAGATGCGGTAAATCTTCGGGGCCCTGAATATCATTCGGGTCGGCTGTGGCGATCCGCGAGTTCACCTCAGAGAAGATGCGGGTCAGAATGCCGAACGGTGTCAGGTCAGACGCGGGACTCAACCCGGTCGAGCTGTCCATGATGTCGGGGAAGCGTTCCACGGCGCGGGCTTTCATCGCCGTACCCGACATGTCCTGCAACTTCGAGGACATCGTGTCGAGCGTCAACGCCCCCGTGGGAAGGTTCGGCACACCCCCCGGTGTGGTCACCTCCGCACCGCCCGCGCCGCCGTAGTGATGCGGTGGGGACGTTGCGGTGCCTCAGCCGTTCGCGCGGCTGCCGGCGCGGCCTCGGTGTGCTGCGGTTGCTCCGGCAGTTTGACCGATTCCTGCCGCATACCGTCAACGATCCACGTCGGGGCGTTGACCGCCTCAGGGTCGACGTGCTCAGTCTGCCTGATGCCGAGCGCCACCAGTTGGGCAGCTAAATCCCCCACAACAGGCTGCAACACGTGCACCGGCATTTCGGTGGCCGTCAACAACGCGGACGCCAAAGCGCCGCCCACCGCTTGGGTTTGCGCGTCGACATCCTCGGCGTGGGGGACCTTCTTAGGGATGAAGTTGTTGTCGATGATCTGGTCGGCTACCGCTTTCGCCGCTTCAGGGGTCAGCCGTGACGTTTCGTCGCTCACCTTTTTTGTCTCCCGTCCCTTTAGGCCCTACCAGAGACCTATTTGTGATAGCCCGCTCATCGCTCGCGCCGTCAACTCTGTGAGCCGCTCGATGGCGTCCTTCTCGGTGCGGGTGTCACCGAACTGCGCCTCGATCGTCAACCCTTTGGATTCGCCCCAATCCAACTGCAATTCGCGGCAGCGGCGCACGAACACCCGCGGCATCAAATACTTTTGGGTGCCGCCGACGCGGTCACCGAGCCACCAGTGGCCGTGACCGTTGTCCCCGATCAGCCACGGGCTGGCGTTGGCCACCTGCAACGTGAACGCCGTATCCGGGTCGGTTTCACGCCGGCGTGCCCGTAAATCCATGATGCTGGCCGCGGTGTACGCCTGGGTGACGTTCGTCGAGGTCGTTTCCAGGTAGTGACCCCAGCCCTGTTTGGACACCCGCAAGAGCAGCGGGACGCTCATGTGGGCGAGGATGGAGTCGCGGTAGATAGGGTTAAGGAAAGTGTCGAGCGCGCCGCCCAGCGACCCGACCGAAAACGTGTAGCCGACGTTGCCGCCTAACCCCGCCGATATCGCCGCATCAATATTGTCGCCAAGCACGTCCCCGCCGTACTGTATGGCCGCCCCAATAATTTCGTTGACGCCAGGCATGGACTGGCCCCCCACGGTGATCCTGCCGGCACCACCCGGGGAGCGGGAAAACTCGGACGTTTGGATTCCGGTGACGTCGCCGTCGCGGTACACCACGTACGGGTGGGCGGGCAGTGTCCCCAAGAAGCCGGGTAGCCGGTAGCCGGTTTCGTCGATTGTTTCCCCGGTGAACAGGTCGTAGGAGTCCTCGACGTGGTTGGACAGCAAGCCGGCGATGGTCCTGGTCAACCCGGTCAGCAGGTTGCCGCCCAGCGAGGTGCCGGTGCGGAACCCTGATTTGTCGATGATGCTCACCATCAGGGTTCCGTTGCGCCAGCCCGTTCCGGCTCCGGGCCACGGCTCCGGGTCGCCGGTCAGCCAGCGCCGCAACTCCCACTGCATTTCGGCGTCTTCGAGGATCGGGGCGGCGACGTCGAAGATGGAGGTGCGGATGCTGCCGACAACCAAGGCCAGCGGTGCCGCCGAATCGCCGAAGAAGCGGGGTTTGATCACGATCTGTGACTGCTGCCAAAACCCCAGCAGCGCATCGACAACACCCTCGAGGGTCCAGTTGTCGGGGTCGAGCAGCGCCAGGATGCTGTCGATGTCGACGTTGGTTAATTGCAGGCGGAGCAGGTTGCACGCCATTGTCAGCAGGATTGCGTGATCAGCCTGCAGTAGCAGCATCCACGCCTTCGGCTGCTGGATCAGGCTGATCGGCAGGAATGGGTTACCGGCGGTGTGAACGTGTTTCAGCTCCTCGATGTCGTCGAGGAAGTCGATGGTCACCTCATCACCGTCTGGGCCGCGGGTGACAGTGACACCGTTTTTCGGTTTCATCCGGCCGCCGACCCGGGCGCCCATCGTTTCGATGATGATGTGAATGTTCGTGGTGCCGCGGGCCTCCTCGTCCAAGGCCCAGAACGCAGCCCACGTCCGCCGCGGATCGTCCAAGTCAATAGGTAGACGGAGCTGGATGATCCCGGTTTCGTTGACAATCTGCGTCAGGTTCCCGGCGATCTCCCCGTACACGGTGCCGCGATACACCCAGTCCCCGTCGTAGAGGCGGATGTTGGGGCGGTCGTAGGCACGGGCCACTCGGTATTCTCGAATTTCCCTTGCCCAAGCCGTGAAGTCGTCGTGATCCGTGCCAACGAAGGGCTCGGCGAATGTGGCTACGGTCATGCTGCGCCGTACCGATCGCGTTTGACATGACAGGAGTGGCACATCGGGTCGTACCTCTCCGGGTCAGGAGAGTAGGGAATGGGCGGCCTATCCGCCCAGCGGCCCGTGCTCTGGTATAGAAGCGGATTGGGATCCGAATAGTCGTATGACCATTCATCCGCCTGTTCGCCGCACTTACTGCAAGGGTGGTCACTAGCAGCGCCGTGAATAGCTTTCACGCGCAGATGGGCGGCGCTGTAACCTATAGTCCTGTCAGGCCAGGGCCTCTCGGCTGGCCGACCGCCCGCCCGGTATTTGCGACTGTACTCAACCTGAGCCTCCCGATTGGCGTTGCGCCACCTGCGGAGGCGTTCAGACTCCTTGTCCAGATTGGCTTCCCGGTATTGACGGCGTCGCTCACTTACTTTCCGCTTGTTAGCATCCAGATATCGGTGGCGCTGCTCCTTCACCTTGTCCTTATTGGCCACCTGGTATCGACGGCATTGCTCAAGTTCTGTGCTCTTGTTGGCCTCATACCGCTCGCGCCGGCAGTCCTTACACCGCCCACACAGGCCATCCTTGCTGCGCTTGTCTTTACTGAAAGCATCCGTAGGCTTGGTTAGACGGCAACGGTTGCAGTTCTTCTCGACTATCTCAACTGTCACGACCCGTCCCCGACATCCTCAAGCCCACTTTCCGCTGACCAGAACCGTCGTTGCCGCAAAGTCGCTGTCGCCCCGGCCGGCCCGTTACACACCACCGGCATCAGTACCGGGTCGTCTTCGGTGCCGGTGTACGGCGGAACCATATACACGGGTTCGACACCGTTGAACAGGCCGGCCGCGTTGGACAGGTCGGCGTTGACGTAGGTGTCCATGAACGGATCGGACATCACACTCAACAACTGGGTTAGTTGCGGTGTGACGATCATCCGTGTCGCGTCCTCGCCGGGGGTGCGTCCCCACTTGCGTTCCTGCCCGAACGCGAAGTCGGGAAACCACCATGACACGGCCGGATCAAAGACCCATTCGAGCCACAGCGGCTGATCGGTGGGATTCCACACGTCGAACCAGCCGACGCACTGGCCGGCGATCACCACCCTGCCGTGTGTCCAGCCGAGGTCACCCCATATGCCGCCCGCCGTCAGGGTGCTCACCGTTCCCGCCCCGGTCAAGGTTCCGGTGACGCCGCTAAACACGATGATGTAGTCGCCGGGGTCGCCGGTCACCGTGACGTTCCCCGCACCCACCGTCGACAGTGCTTCAAGCGCGGCCTGCACCGTTTCGGCGGTGGCGTTCCACGCGATTTGCGTTGTGGTTTGCCCCGCGTAGGTCAGGGGGAAGGTGCCGCCGACCGCCTGAATTGCGACGGTGAACCGGTCAGCGGGATTCACCCACTCCAGAATGTCTTCGGGGCCTTCAAACATGGGGTTGACGGCGATTGCCGACACGACCGCATGGTAGACGTCGTCGATGGCGGCGTCGAAACCGTCCTCAGTGGTGTACTCGATTTCTTTCTGCAACTTCAACACCAGCGACCGCACCCCCGATGGGCCGTCGTAGACGTAGCGGACCTTATGGAAATTGCCTGGTGTTCCCCAGAGGCGTTGGAATCGTGGCCGTGTCGCGGGTGTCAGCCAGAACGGCAACACCATTTCCCGGATCGGGATTTGTTCGCCGATGATCCGGCCGCCAGGTTCGAACGCCCCGGATTGGGTTCGGACGGCGAACCCGGTGGCGTACATGCCTTTCGGGTCGGTGTCGAGGATGATGTCGTCAACGAGGAACTCGTCGTTAGGTGCGGACACCACGACGGTGTCGCCGTTGGCCGATTCCAGGGTGATCGTCGCGACCGCCATCTAGTACCTCGACAGTTTCGCTGCGGCGCGTTCACGCTCTTGGCGTTGCGCACGGATGAACGCGTCTTCGGTGTCGCGGGCGGTGATGTTGTAGGTGGGTCCGGGTTGCTGGCCGGCGCGGCCGCCGTGCATGTTCCCGGCGTCGTCCGGTGGTGTCGTCCCCGTGGCTGTCGGGGTCGCGGACAGCGGACTAGCCGAGCCGCCGCTGGTGCCGATTGATATGCCGCCGATCAAGGTGGATATGCCTTTCAGCCAGCCGGGAGAGCTGGGGACGCCGAACACGTCAAGCACCGACGACACCTGCCCGTCGATGAACGACCCTGCCGCTGCGGTGAGCTTGCCGAGGTTTTCGTCGCCGAGTTGCTTGCCGAGTTGCTCCCCGGCGAACGTTCCGAACCCGGACAGCGACGACGGGATGCTGATACTGATGTTGCCCCCGCCGCCTGGCGAGCTACCTCCACTGGCCGGGGTGCTGACGCCGGTCACCGCGCCGGCCGCTGAGCCGCCCACCACTGGTGGCGGTGCGGCCGACGACCCTGCGGGCCCCTCCCCGTACACGGTGGGCAGGAACATGTGCTGATCGAACTGTGGGCCGTCAGCGCCAGTCGCGCCCGGGCCGACCAGGAACGCGCCGTGCGAGCCGCCCGCCTCAGCAGGACGCCCATCGGACAGCGTCATCGCCATATGCCCGTCGTTCGGGTTCGGGCCATGGTCATACCAGCCGACCGAAATCTGGCCAGGCCCGCCTCTTCCCTTGACGAAGCCGTGGGCGGTGAGCCACGCCGCCGCGGTCTTCGTCGACATCAGGCCGCCGCCCTGACCCAGCGTGGCGAGGATGACCCGCGCGACGGTGCCGGAACAGTCGAAACGCGTCGCCTGACTGTACGGGGTGCCCACCAAATCCTGCGCGGCCCGCACGTCAGGGCCGACCACGCCGCCGCCGGCGAACCCGGGCAGCGCACCAGAGTTGATGATTTCCAGCAGCGGCATGTTCTTGCGCGTCGCATCCGCGTTGACGACGTACTCGCCGTTCGATACCCACGCCAAAATCGAGTCACTGATGCCGGAACCGGGCCCGGAAATCGGGCCGCCCCCAGCCCGCCCACCACCAGTGGGGCGGCGTGTCTCTCCTGGCACTGCCGGCACGTAACCGGGGGTTACGGACTGCGCTGCGGCGGCGGCGGCGCGGGCGGCGTCAAGCTGGGCCTGAGCGGTGGTCGGCGCGGACGAGAACGGGCCCCCCAACATGTTGCCGAGGCGCCCGAGTGCGTCAGTCAACTCTTTGATGCCAGACCAGTCGCTATTGAGTTGGTGCAGGAACCACAGCGCAGACCCGGGCACCTCCGTGAATTTCGCGATCCCCAACTTGGTGAACTGCTGGTCAAGTAAGTCAGCGGCCGCAACAGTGAGGCCGATGGGTCCAGCGGAAGCAGCAAGGGCGTCGAGGGAGTCGCCGAACTTGGTGCCTTTACCGAAATTCTTTCCACCCAAATCCTGCGCCGCGCCGGCAAGGGTTGTGATGTTGTCGGCAGTTTCCTTGACGCCTTCCGCACGGTTGGCGATGTCTTGCAGACCGGACGCGATGCCTGGTGGGACGCCGAGCGACTCCAACGATTGCAGGACGCCGACGGCGGCTTGCAGACCGCCCGCCACGTCGCGGGTTTTGAATGCTTCCAAGCTGTTCCGCAGCGGGTCGAGCGCACCGATGATGGGGGTGACCTTCGCGGCGACATCACCGCCGATGTCGTTCAATGTGCTGGTGATGGCCTGACCGATGTCGCTATCTTGCAGTGCGTCACTGATGCCGTTGATCAGACCGTCAGTGAACTCGCCGCCGACAGCGGTGCCGACCTTACTTTTCCTGACCGCGCTCTTGACGCTGTCAGAAACACTGTCCACGATATTGTCGCCGAGCCCGCGGCCGCCACCACTGCTGACGCCTTGCGTCACCCCTTCGATGAACCCTTTGCCGAACTCGCCGGCAGCATCCTTAGCCGTCTTAGCGAAACCGCCGCTGCCGGTGGTGGATTTGACCACCGATTCGTTGATGGCCTTACCGACTTTGGTGCCAGTATCTTTGGTGGCCTTCGTCAGTGATTCGTCGAGTTTCTTCCCGGCGTCGGCTCCCACCTTCTCGGCGGACTTGGTGACGGGCTTGCTGATACTGTCGGCGGCAGCTTTACCGCCGGTCTTGGCGCCTTCAGTGACACCCTTCGCGAAGTCGTCGCCAGCTTTCTTCGCCGCAGACTTCAGTGTGTCGCCGAGCGCATCCTCGACCTGCTTGTCGATCCCCTTGAAAGACAGGATGACCGGCAGGGTGTAGTAGCCGATATCACTACCGGGCACTGTGTTTCGCCCTTCTCGTCCTGTTCGCGGCGCGGGTGCCGGTGCCGTACTTAGCTTGCGATTCTGCGGGCACCATCACCGGCCGCACATACCGGTCGGTGTGGTAGGCGTTGCCCAGAATCGTCGTGCCTTCACGACCGAGGTCGTTAGCGGCGTCAACAAGCTCCTGGGCTGCGGCGTCGACCGCGGCCCGCCCGCCCGGGTCGTTGTGCAGAATGTTTGCGATTGCCCCCGCGTCGCGGGTGAAACCTTCAGCGGCCAACGTCACATCACCCCAATCCGTATAGTTGCTTGCGCTTTTCGAATGTGGCCCGCAATTCGATGACCCGTGCCAGCTTCGCTTCGCTACGTGCCTTCGCCTGAATCTCCGCACGCACCGGGTGGTCCTTCTTCGCCCACAATCCCCACAGATCGGCGATCAGGTGATCGGTCGTCGTCCACTGCGGGCGGCCGTCGTTGAGTGCCCGCACCAGCGCCGCCTCTGCCGGCAGTTGCCGCACCAGCACACCCAGGCGGCGCGCCGACAGGGTGCCGCGGTAGAAGTCGAGCAGGTCGATCCGGTAGAACCGCAGCAGGTCCGCCTCTATCGCATCACCGTGCTCGTCGAGGAGGTGACAGAGGCTCGCTAGTTTCCCGAGGCGTCCTTGAGTTTCTCGCCTAACTCGGCGAGGTCATCCATCGTCATGCCGGCGTCGGACAACAGTTTCCACTGATCCGCGCCGACCATCAGCTTCGTGCCGCCGTAGCTGTCGCCGTCGCGGAACGCGTCGACCGCCGCCACAGCAAGCTTCCCGCCGACCGGGATTTTCAGCGTGACACCGCACTGCTCGATGATCACAAACCCGTCTTCGGCTTCAGCTTGACGCGCCGCCGTCGACGCCTTCACCTTTCGCCGAGGGGTGGGCGTGTCGGTCACGACCCGGCGACCTGGACGACCTCGAACACGTCGTTGTTCGCGTCGGTGGTGTGGTGCACCACCATTTCCGCGAACGACAGTTCGCCGTCGATGATGCCGCCGTGTGACTTCAGTTCCACCGGCGCCGGCGTCAGTGACACCCACACGATGGTGCCGGTTGCGGTGTCCTCATCGACGAACCGGTACAGCACGTAAACCTGCACATCCTTCGGGATGCCGATCCTGTTGGTGGCCGACCCGGGGAGCACAATTTTCTTCGTCGTCGTGTTGTTCTCCAACGCGGTGAACCCGGTCTCCAGTTTGCCTTTCTTCAGCTTCACCCGGAACCGGGGATGCCCGAACGCGTCATACTCCTTGACTTCGATCGACGGGTCGAGCGGAATGCCCTTCTTGTCGTCGATCAGTCCGGTGAACTCCCAGCCGAGAGCGTCGAGGTCTTCGTCGGGCAAGGTGGGAATCATCGACGCAATGCTGGTGACGTCGGATTTCAGGGCAAGCCACACTTCAGCCTGATCGGGGATCAGGGTGGCGTCGGGGTTAATTATTCCACTGGTCATGGCGTGTAATCCCTCCTTCAAGGGCGATTTCTACATTGCCCTTGCGGGCTGAAAGAACCCCACCCGGTTTAGGTAGGGCAGATCACGGGGCGTTGTCTACGACCCAGACTGCTGCGGGACTGCGGTGCGGGCGCGGGCCCGCACGGTGAACGACGCCAAGTCGCCCCGGGTTTTCGAATCCCGCGCCTCGAGGATTCCGGTGTCGGGAAGGATGGCGGCGATACCGGGAATGCGGCCGGTGAGCAGCCGTGCCAGCGCCGCATGAATGTAGGTTCGGTCACGGCCCGACGTCCACGACGTGAGGCGGATCGTCGGGGAGGTCGCCGCCGGCCACACCTCCAACGGGTCACCATCATCGGCGACCAAAAGAACCGGATTCGAGCCTAACGTCCATTCAGACGGCAGTTCCAGGGTTACCGACAAGGTCGGGAACCGGGTCGCCAGATCGGTTTTCAACCAGTCTTTGACGATCCGCGCCACATCGACAGGTTCCCGCCCGCTCATCCGTTGCCCCGTTTACAGAGCACTTCCAGCCCGCCGAAATCGGCCCACGGTGACCGCCAATCGTTGACGATGATCGGGTACCGTTCACCGCGCACCGTCAGCTCGTCGCTGTTGACAACATCCGACCCCGCCGGGAGATAGACGATGCACGCAATCGTTTCACCGTCACGTGAGCGTTCACTGAAGTCGGCGCCGCCGCCGGGGGCGACCGCTATCGCCGGCAGTGATGTGTCCGACCCTGCAATCAGTTGGCCGTTGTCGTCCCGACCGCCGCCACGGTGTCGGATCACCTGCTCAGTCACGACCCCGACACGATCTGCGCGGGACACGTTCCCGGCTCGAGCTTGTACAGGTCGAGGACCGCTTTCTCGGTGATGGAGAACATGGAGCCGGCGGCGGTGGTTTCCGCCTGGTATTGGAATGGGCCGACCACCAACCGGACCGCCGCCCCCATTGATGTTCGGTCTATCGCCGACAGGACCGCGCGGTTCCAGTCGGGGGCGTCGTCGAAGCCGTGGGTGATGGTGACCGTCACCCCGCGGGAGCGGCGGGTCCACCGGGCATAGTCATTTTTGGTCACCACACCGCGGGTCGACCACGTCACGCTATCTAGGGCGACATCAACACCGTCCTCAACGATGGACGCCACATCCAGCAAGCGCAGGGTGGGTAGCAGGAGCAGCCGCCCGCCGTCGCCGTCGACAGTCATGGTGTCGGTTTGTTCCCCCGTGACATGCCACCCGCAGTAACGTCTGGCCGCCGCAACAACCGCAGCCAGGGATGCCGCGGTGCTCTCAGCGTCCGCTGAAAGTCGTCCGGCGGTGAACAGTTCGACATCGTCCACCGTGGGTGCCGCCATCACATCCCCTTGTTTTTGGGTGTCAACTGCTTGTTCCGGGCGGGGACACCTGCACACGCATCGCACACCGGCATGGTGTGGTCAGGGCCGATGTGGACGTAGGAGCCCACTTTGCGGCCGCAGCGTGTGCAGGTGACCCTCACCGGTTATGACCCGTACGTCCCACCGAGGGTGACCGCGCAGAAACCGAGTGGGACTCGCACAGCGAGCGCCAGCCTCTCCTCAGCCCGGATGGTGACCAGGTTCGACGTGAAATCGGTGTCATGGCTGTTGGTGGATTCCACCCGCACCCCGCCCTTGCGGTACAGGGTGGCGGCCATGCTGAACGCGCCCACCAGGGCGGTTCCCTGAGCGATGGCCGGGGTGACGACGGTCCGCAAACCCCACAGCGGCGGGCTGATGGGGAACCCACCCGGCCCGTACTGGGCGGAGAAGAAACCGCCGCCGTAGTACTGCTCGTTGTCGTCGCGGGCCAGCCGGAACCCTTGGTAGTCATAGGGATGGATGACGATGCCGTCCGCGGGGAGCCCGGATTCGACCTCGCATTTCGTCATCGCCCTGAACACCGCGTCGGGGTCGTCGGCCGCGTCCTGGCCGGTTTCGGTTTGGATGTCGCGGGCCAGCAGACCCTTGATTTCCGAGCCGACACCGGAACCGTTGAGGAGTTCCTGTTCCTCTTTCCAGCCCAGGTCGTATAGCAGACGCTGGTTGATTTCCGACACCAGGAAATCGGCGTCTTCGATGAACTCGTCGGTCAACTTGATGTAGCCGGCGATCTTCTTCACCGCGTCGACGACCGCTGTCGGGTGGACGTATTCGAGCTGCGGCTTGCTGCCCGCCTCATCGACGATGGTGAACGCACCCACCCCGTCGCCTTCCACCAGATATGAGATGGCGTTTCCGGACACGGTGCCCGAGCCGAGCAGATCGGCGACGGTCAGCCGCGGCCGGAACGTCCGCACCACGGTGCGGTCGTAGTCAGTCAGATACGGGGCACCGTCAGTCCAGCCGGTCACCTGATGGGTGTCCGGCGAGTCCTTCACGAAATACTCGGGCACCGAAACGGAGGCACCCTTGTTGCCCTTGGTGTCGATCAGACGGGACATGGCGTGCTTCACGAAATGCTCACCGAGCGACTTCGCCACCACAGTGTCCTGACGGCGGTCCTCCTGGCGGGGGGCCATCGCATCCAATGCGGCGAGTGTTTCCGCCGACTTACGGGCCGCGGCGAGCTTCTCACCGATGGTCTTCGCCTCAGCGAGCGCGGAGTCGATCGACTTCTGCTCCTCCGAGGTGAGATCACGGTTTTCGGCGACCGCCTTCTGCGCCGCCTCGCGGGCAGAGTTCAACAGTTCCTCCCGGCGTTCCTTACTGAACGCCGGCTTTTTGTCTTCGTCCATCACAGTTCTCCTAGCTGTTCGATTTCGATCAATGTCATTGCCAGAGAAACGGATGGGGTTGGCGTGGCCTCACCCGACTGCTGCTTGGCAGCATCGGGGGGCGGTTCCGCACCGCTGGTGGTTTCATTCTGGTCTTGCTGTTCTCCCCCACCGGGGAGCACACTTTTCAGGGCCATCGCGATCTCCATCGCCTGATCGGCGCACTGCGAGATGATGTCCTCGTTCTTCGCCGACAGGGTGCGGCCGGCCTTCGCCGCCAGTGACCCGATGACGCTTTTCACCGACAGGATTTCGGTGTCCTGGTTCGCCCCGATCGGCACCACCGACACCTCATACAGGTCGACCGAGTTGATGGAGTAGAACGGGTCGCCGGTTTTCGATTCGGGCATGACGTAGGCGCCATCAGTGATGGAGTAGGCGAACGACATCTGATTGACCCGACCCGATTTCAGCAGCTTGTAGGTTTGCGCCGCTTTCGGGTTTGTCACATCGAGGCGGCCGTGGACCTTCAGCCCGTGGTCGTCTTCTTCAGCCGCAACGACATGGCCGATATTCATGTCCGGGTCGGCGGTGTTGTGTCCCCACAGCAGCGGGATGGGTACCGCTTTGGCATCCCAGTCGGTGAGTGTTTTCGCGAATGCACCTTTTTGCACCACATCGCCGCAGGTGTCTTTCACCCCGAACACGGATGCGTAGCCGATGAACTCGCCGTCAGTCATGCCATCGGTCTTGACTTTGATAGGGCAGGATTTCACCCCAACCCCGGCATGCGCGTCCGCACGCTGGTTGATCTCTGGCACCAAGAAACTGGCGTCCTCGATGAACTCGTCGGTCAGCTTCTTTTTCGCCGCCACTTCTAGTGGCGTCGGAAAGTGTTTCTCAGGTGAAGACATGGATGGCAGCTCCATTGCCGTTGACTCCGCTCTTACTCGGCCCAGCCGGGGGGGCGGCTGGAATCGGGTTCTGGTCACCGTTTTGGGTGACGTTCAACGGCCGCACCAACTGGTCGCCGCCGTCGATGGCCGGCAGATTTTGTTTGGCCCGGCCTTCGTTGATCGTCAGCCACGGCGCCCCGATGGCCGTCTGCATCACCGACGCCTGCTCCTCGAAGGACCCCGCGAGTTTTGATTGCAGGTTGAACTCCACATACACCCGGCTGGAGTCGGCCATGCGGGGCACCACATCCCGGTTGATGCGCTGCTCCAGTTGGGCGATCGGCGCCCCCAACGTGTCCCCATACAATGCCCTGCGGAACTCCCGCACGTTCGAATAGTTGGCGTTGTCAAGCACACCGACCATTGTGGGGTTGATGAAATACACCTGGGCGCACGTCTCCAACGACAGTTTGTTGCCTTCGATGTACTGCTCGTCTTTCGCCGAGAACCGGTTCGACTTCAACTCCATACCGTCCTCAAGCAACGGGGTACCACCCGCTTTCGGGCCCCTGTCGCCGGCGTACTGGTCCTGCCACTGCTCCATGAACCGGCTACGGGCTTCCGGAGACCAGTCCGCACCCGCCGGCCGCGACAGATACGAACCCACCCGGCCGCCGCGCCGCCACGTCTGGTCCCGATAAATTTGGGCGTGGATCTGCTCGGCGAGAATCGTTTTCAACGCCAGTACCGGCGACGTGCCGACCTTCGGGTCCAGCGGATTCCAGCCGTGAAACACCACCATGTCTTCGGCGGCGATATTCACAAACCCGCCGCCGCTATTCGGCAACGCCACTTTGTAGGACTCCACCGTGAACACCGAACTGCCGGTGGTGCCGATAATCCACGTCGTCGGAATATGCCGAATCGACCAGCCTGACGGGGCTTGCGCATCGACCCCGATATACCAGTACGACTGGTCATACAAGCACATGGAAGCGACCGTCGCATACACCAAGTCGTAGGCGGTGTCCTGACCATTCGGCGTGTTCAACAGCAACGCCAAAGGGGTGTCCCGCAACCGGTTCCGGCCATCCTGGTCGTCCCGCTCAAACACATGCCACCCCAACTGGGCGATATTGCGGGCGATGAAACCGACCACCGTGCGTAAGTGGGGCTGTTCACGCCACAGCCGGTCAATGGGCTGATCAAGCACCCACCCCAGGATGTTGTGAAAATCAATCGTCTGGGTCAAAAAGACCTGCGGGGCCGGGGTTTTCGGGGTGAAACCCAGCCAAGAAGCCAAACTCAATTACATCACCTCCTCAGAGGATTACAAGGTCGGCGTCTTCATACGCGGACCGAAACGGTGCATCGGCAGTGACCAAACCCCACACCGCGCCGATCGCCGCCTGCAACGGCGCCGCATCAGTCGGGGATTTGATCCGATCAATCACCCACGCCCCGCCAGCCAACGTTTTGATCGCCGCACTCGTGGCGGCGCTGTCCAAACCCGGATGCGGTAGGTGGCGAATCTTGCCGTCCCGCAACCGATCAAACATCTGGCCCGTACCAGCCCCCACATCAGGCCCAGCCCATTTCGTCACCGGCAACGACTCCTGTTCAAGTTCGTCGAGCAGCGACAGGGCGGGTGATCCTGCCGACGTGGGGAGCACGATGGAGTCGAACGTGTCCCGCTGCTCGAGCAGCCACGGGACAACCCATTCACTGCCGGCCCGCGCCGCGGCAATACCGACCACCGGATCGCCCTGGTCGTCCAGGGCTGCGCGGGCTATCGACCACACCGAACGGTTCCACGACAAATCCAAACAAACAACACTTCGGGCACCAGCCGCCGGACGGGCGGCCGCATCCAAAGTGGCGGCCCAACTGCCTTCAGGGAACGGGCCGCCATCACACATCGACACCCAGCGGCACAACACCTCAGTTTCGAACACATGCGGCGGCGACGTTCGCAACTGCGCCGCCAAAGCGCGTTCAGTCACGCAATCCTCGATGACCTCAACATGATTCAACGAAGGATTCGCCTGCGCCCACCCCGAACGGTCAGTGCGCTTCGCCGCCGGCGGCACCGACCACTCGAACCAGCCCAAAACGTCATCACCCAGGTCGACGATGCCCTCCGCATCCGCATCAACCTCACCCAAAACGTCCCTGTCCGCGTCACCGTCAGGCCACCCCAACGATTGGTGCGCTGACGTGCGCAAATAGCGCAGAACGATGCTCAGTGCGTCGCCGGCATTGGAGAAACACCACGCCTGCGCTTTCGGGCGGGCGTTCATCGTGTTCGAAATCGACGCCCACGAATCCCAGGACTGGTGTTCCCGCAACTCATCCATCAAAATCAAATCCCCGGAGAACCCGCGGGCACCACGCCGGGACGCACTCGCGACCCGGTACTCGCAGCCGGTCACCAGCCGCAGCACCTTCGGGTGCGCCAACGTGATCCGATCAATCAGTTCGGCCAGCTCGTCATCCGACTGGGCGAGTTCAACCGCTTCACCCCACGCCCGCTCCGCATTCGCCAAATCCTGCGCCGTGCCGATCACCGACCTCGAGCCCCGGCAGTACACATGCCACAAAGCCAGCACGATCATCAGCATCGTTTTCCCCGACTGGCGGGCAACCGTCACACAAACCGTCCGAAACCGGTACAACCCGGACTCGTCCAGCTCCAAACCATGCATAAGCAGCCACTTCTGCCACGGAAACAGCTTCAACCCGAGCAGTTCCTCCGCGAACGCAATAACCGCAGGCCCATCCGACGTGGCCTGCGACAATTCCCTCGCCGCCGGCGTAAAAATACGGGGCACCTCACACCCCAACAGCGTCTTAGCTGACACCGCGGTCTACACCCCGCTACAAACAACGCCGACCAGCACAAACAGAACCGGTCCGACGTTAGCTGACACGGCGAGAAAGCTTCTGCACCGACGCCAGACGCTTCCCCCGCTGCCCCGCCGTCTTCCACAGCTCATCCAGCGCCGAACGCCGCTGCCGCTCACATGCCGCCCGCTGCGACACATGTAACGGGTTGTCGACGGTCCGCGCCATCGCCAAAGCGCCAGCCACCAGGCCCGGACGCCCCACCCCCAACGAATTCAGCTCAATCTCAGCCAACGTGGCCGCCTCAACCGGCCCAGGCTCACCCGGAACAGACTCCGGAGCCGCAGCCAGCAGCTTCTCAGCCTTCCGTGACTGGTAATACCGCTTGTTGTACTCAGACTGCTTCGCTTTATCCACGACGACCCTCCTCTGCATACAATCAGGCACCCAAGTTAGCGGGAAAGTTAGCTAGAAAATGCCCTCTGACCAGGCATTATGTAACCCACCAGTCAAACGCACCTAAAAGTGCTGGTCAGGGGCATAATCTTCTTGAAACGAATTTTGCGTTTGCTAAAAAGTCGAC